AGTCTGCAAGAGATAAATCGGCGTCGATTGCTGGTAACCCAGCAAGACAGAAGATTCTATCGTCTTCAGTAGAGACCACAATTCTGAAGTCGCTCCATTTGGGCGAGCGTCCAAAGAATTACCCGAGGGCAGAGTGGATTTGTGTTTTGGCTGAAAACTTTAAGTCATTTGGGACAGTACCCAGGAAGCTAGAAGAACAAGTCGTCTAGCACGTCTGGGATGAAGCTGCCATCAAAGAGGACGAGAGTTGGAGATTGACCCTCTCCAGGTGTACAAAGGAGTTCAGTGCCGGCGGGCTCTGTACGCGTTTGTAGCGGGGTATAATGTAAAGGAGTATCAGCAGAGATCTGGAGGAAGCTCTCAGACCTGAGTTTGTTACTCACTATAGAACATTGGAAAAACTCATTACACACGAAGAAATAATCGACGCACTGTTAGAGATGCCTAACTACTACCTTGATGCAGACATAAAAGAGCTCGGAAGCCCTACTTACTCTCATCTTGTAGTCAGCTTTAGGAATGCCAACAGAGACTATTGCCGCCATAAGGTCTTAGAGATCATACGACGTGCATATGAGATGATTGTTGGACAGCTGTATATCGTGCAGGAGTCTGATGATATCCCAACTTCCAAACTGGGCCCTTTCACGCGAGGGGTCCTAACATACTGTTTTAATACAATGGTGGGAGCACTCAATTGCATGTTAACTGAAGTTAGAAAACGCGAGCAAGTGTTTTAAGAGAACCCTAACTCAGAACCTATGATCGTTTCCTAGATCGAATCACTCTTCTGGAAGTCTATTAAAAGATGTACCAGCAAGATCAGATACGATGCTATGTGCGATGTAGATCCTCTCTCTCTAACGACGCGAAAGCTGGACGCGCCGATGTTCCTGTAGACCTTAGTCAGGACAACATTCGGAAACAAGGACTTCCTGGAAGAGTGTAATAACGAACTCTGCCAGCAAAAGGTCACTAAACATATCGCCTAAGATAAGTTTGTCGTTCAGTACCGCAGAGAACTTAAGGAGCTAGATGAATAACATCTTTAACCTTCTGTTAACCACGTCCAAGAATAGGACTGCTGTATCTTCTATAACCTCGACTTAGTAAGCACTGAGTCTACGCGCAAGAGGGTACAGGCCGCACTTGAAGACAGTTTAGCACGAGCTATTTAGCTAGCTATGAAGACCGCTGTGAAGAGATACTGTCACAAGAGCCACATGCAACGTAAAACAAAGAAGTGTTACGAAGCATTCTCGGAAGAACAACAGAAGTAATTACTCCCTAATCAAGATGCTTATAAAAGAGTTCATAAGCACTTGTTTAAGAAGGAGAAAAAGGAGAATGCGTTCACAGAACGTCTCCTGCTCCAATTAAGTTACTTAGGTCGGGCTGTTCCTGCTCCAGGTTCAGACATCGCTGCACAGTCTATTTCCTAACATAGGTTAGACTACTCTACAGAGGCACACTGCGATAGTAGTGATCTTTACAACTTCCACAAAGCTTCTTTGGATCTTTTGTGTAAGTTTTTGCGTAAAGAGAGGTAAGATCCTCGTACTGCTTTCAGCATCCCCGATCACCAAAATTTAAAGGCTAATGGCAAAGCCTGTTACGAGCGCAGCTAGAAGAAGGGTGGGAAGAAGGTGTAAATCACGTTGAACGCAATAGAAAGAACCCCAGATGCCTTCACGGACCTTGAGAAAGGCGAGGAAGGAATGATGGGTATTACTACTGGAGACTTGATTACCGACTAGGAGCTATCCCCTGAGTCTCTTCTTCGTGTCTAGCGCGCTGCTAAAGACTGGAAATGTCACTATGATCAAGACTGTCCTCCACCAGCTAAAGTGGTGTCGCTACCGATCCAAGGTGCGAAAAGCAGAACAGTTACGAAGTCACCTGCGTTACTGGTGGTTCGTGGAGGTCAGATCAGGGATGTCCTGATGACCAAGTTCATAAAGAAGTGGCAAAAAACCAGACATACAGCGAATGACACTGTAAAGGAGGAAATCCTCAGTAAATGGACTAATTAGGGTAACGGACGTTTATATCTCTCCAGCGACCTTTCGGCTGCAACGGATCGAATCCCTCTTAGTATCGTATAAGCCGCAGCGGAAGCTATCATTGAAGCTATGGCGCTGTCCGAAGATGATGCGAAGATCGTGCGCGCATGCACAGGACCTCAGGCTATCGAATACCAAAATACTGACTTTTTCGGTGGGAACCTAAAGAAAGGCTCACCAACTCCTCGCAAGAGTCGCGTCATCTCCAAAAC